CTTACCTTTTTAATTAATATGTATCAAATCAACTTTGACGAATTAACTATGACATGCAACTTTTACTATGTCAAGAATAAAAGTGAAATATTTTTAAAGTATTTTATTTTAATCAAAAAGATGTTTCAAAATGAGACACAAAATTAAATGTTGACTTATTATTTATGGATTATTAAACTTAGATTAACCGTCATGGGGACGGTGTAAATTTGGGAGTCTGTAGCCTTGTGCTGCAGGCTTTAATAAAAAAAAGGTAATGATATGACAATTAAAATAGCAGGTCTAACAGTAAGAGAATTTAGCAACCAGTATAAAATCGGTGAATCAACAATTTATGCCGCATATAAAAGAAATGGTCAAGAGGGTGTTATTGACTTACTAACGAAATTAAAAGCAAGACAAATATCAAAGTTGAATGAGCAAGAGAAGAGGGATATTAGACAATCTTTTATCTCCTTGCAGAAGTTAATTAAAGATAGCAAAGCGCAAAAACAAATTAGCACACTTAAAAAGCAAGTTCATTTCTATCAATTAGCAACGGCAATTCTGGCAATCGCTCTTAGTATATTAAGTATTTAATATATAATATATGGGTAAAAAACCCGAATAATTACCCATATAGGACATAACATAGATTATGTAAAATAAAAAAAGGAGTAAATAGATATGAGAGACTTATTATTTATTTTCTTTATTATCTTAGCGAATATAGCAGTCTATAATCTCATTAAGTTAGATCAGAAGGTGCAGGCAGCTAAAAAAGAAATAGGCAAAGATAACTGTAATAAAATATTTGAGGTAGAGAAATGAAGACTATAGAAGAAAGAATAAAAGAGATTGTAGATATTGCTAATCCTGATCAATATATCCTAGCAAACGAACATGCTAGAGATACTAATCTAAAAAGAGAAGTAGCTCAAAAGGCTTTAATTATTATTTACGAACAACAAGAAGAAATAAAAAATTTAAAAGGGGAAAGGAATCATGCTTAAATGGATAGATGAAATGAAGCCTCTTGAAATAGGGGTGCCAGAACTTACTGACCATCTCGACAAAGACCATCCTCTTGTCGTAGAGTATGTTAAGGATTTAACAGATAAAATCAAAGAACAACAAGAAGAGATAGAGAAGCTAAAGAAAGAAAACAGTTTGATGTATAATACTCTACAAGACTATAAGCACGACCTACCAGGACAGGATTACGAGGATGTTTGCAGAATCTTAGGGCAACTTAACAAACAGAACAATGACTAAAGACATTAAACAAATACAAGAAGAGAACAGAAAGCTTATATTAGAGGCTGTGCATGGCTGTGATTATGAGGAGGCTTTGGAGAAAGAATTGGGGCTCGGGTGTATTATCTGCCGTTATAACATAGGCATGTGGGGTCATTTAGCTACTAAGCTTTATTACAAACTAGATTCATTTAGAATAAATAAAAATACAAGGGAACATGATTTTATATTTATTAACTATGGCTTTCAGAATCTAGGCGAAGCCTGGGTTGGTGAAGATATAGACTACCTCATAATTGAGAAAGAGAAATTAATAAAAGAATTAAATTATAAAGCTCCTGAATATGAAGGGCGAGTTCAGACTAAAATCAAAGGAAAACCACTAACCCTAGACAGAGTTCTTTTAGCTTTACAAAGCCACCATGAAGAAATATTGGCAGAAACCTCAACTCCTTGCACAAGCTGTTTTGGTATTCTATTGGAAAGCTTAGTTAAATACACAGAAGAACAAGATATAGATATTATTTGCAACTGGGATCTAACGAAACAAACCCTAGAAGAACAAACCGAAGAATCACAACGCACAATAAACGAACTATTAACAAAAGAAAGGAGCTGGTATGTATGAGGATAAAGTGCAAGAGGCTAAGGAGGAGTTGAAAAATGCTATTAACTGTTGGGATCATTGTGGAAAATGGCCCAGCCCTGATAGTGAGGAATATTATTTATTTGAATCATCAAGAAGTCTTTTAAACGCCTTAGAAGAAAAAGAGAGTGTACATAAAACAGAACAATCTTTACCTGATATATGGAAGGATGTTAGTGAGTTGCCGGAAGATTACCTTATGTCAGATTATTTGTTGAAATGGGGTTCTGATGATATAGAATTAGTTCAATATGATGAAGATAAATCTTTATTTTGTCATAAAGCTAGTAAAGATCAGGATTATCCTATTGAAGATTTAGTAAAATATTGTTTACTTAAAGACTTCATAAACCAACAAGAACAAACCACAAAGAAAGTAGCGGAATTAGAGAAATTAATTAAAGAAAAATTAAATAAGGATAACTAAAGGCTAAAATAATTACTAATAACAAGAAATACGCTGGATTAGCTCAGGGGTAGAGCAACTGTCTTGTAAACAGTAGGTCGTCAGTTCGAATCCGACATCCAGCACCAACTAAAACAAATTTAATTAAATAGACTACTTATGGGTCTGGGTGAAGAATTATGACTAATAAACATTGCGATTCAACAAATATAAATATATTATTAGATTTGATTGATGATTTAGGGATAAAAAGAAGAGAAGCTTACAAATTCCTTGATGTATCACAAACACAATTTTATAACTGGCAAAGAAAAGGAAGAGTACCTAACAAGAATTATTGGGCTTTTCAAAAAGAAATGTGTATCTTTTTAGATAAAGAGAACTTAAGAAAGAAGGTTAGACTTGGTATTATTGACAAAGAATATCTTAGGGAACTAATAGAGGAGGAAAAATAACAACCCCGTTGCCTTCGCGAGAAATGTCAAGCTTTTTTTTACTAATGTCAACTAAAAATAAAATAAATTATGAATATAATTAAGATAAAAGAACCAAAAGAAGGCTTTAAAATAGATGAAGCCTTTGCAGAGGCGTTAGGTAAGAGACTAAAAGAAAAGCAACCAGACATTGAGCCAGACATGGGTTTAGTGATTAGTGAGGCAATCTCTTTATTTCTTGATACATACAAAGTAAAAAGCAACATTATAGTATGAGTAAAATACAGGAAGCTCTCACAATGTGGGATAAAAACATAGAAGTGAATGAATTCATCAAAAATAAACTTGGTGGAAAAACTAAAGATGGAGTAACTCACGCCGACCACATAATTGATAACGCAATAGAGCGTGCTAAATATGAAGAAAAGCCAGAGTGGACCAAATTATTACTTGATAGCTCATCAAACAAAGATGATAAAGGCAACACGCAAATTAACTTCTTCGGTGCGATAGCTGAATCAAGTAATGAGAATATCAACAAGTTAGTTGATGTAACCCCAAAAAAGAAAACAATTGAGGATTTAATATGAGAAAACTTATTTTTACTGCAACATTACTATTTAGCTTTAACGCTAACGCTGCTAATTATAACTGCGGATTCAAACCATTTAAGCCAATGCAATGCATACATGGCGAATACATTTGCCAGTGTTCTGGCTTTGGTCAGTGTCAATGGGTATTGCAGGGCTGTTAATACCCTGTTATACTATCCATATCACCAGCAGAATCATCAAAGTCCTCATAAAAGTCATCCCCTATTAACTCGGGGAATGAAAGCATTAAGTCAGCATCTTTAATTCTAGCTAAACAGTCCAGCATATCATCATGTTTAGGCGTTGGGAATTGGGTATATTCTTCATCAATAAAAACTCTAGTTAAGTTGTGTTGCTTACCTTCATAATCAGTATAAAGTAATTCATAAGGAAAAAATATCTTTTGGTTCTCAAAATCTGGTATAAGTTTAGCAATCCTATCTTCCTTTTTAGTTTTGCCACCTAGTGGCACGATCTGGAAGTGATAACGTAACTGGTCTTGCTTCTCCTGTATGTGCTCAATATCCGCCTGCATACCATATTGCTCATATCCAACTAAAATTGGTTTGTATTTATTAACTAACTTAAATAACTTATCAGTTCTTTCTTTTAGATTTAACCTGTCCCTAACCATATCAACAATATAATAGTTACCATCCTCGCCAGCTCCAACTACAAACATTGACGTGTAGTCACTTTCTTTCTTTTTAGAGTTAGCGGGGTCGACAATAACATATTTATTTAACACCTGCTGAGGGTTGTAACCACCATAATATCTAAGCCATTCAAGCTTAAAGTTCTGTAAAGAGTTAGCCACAGGGTTAAGTAATATCTGACAAGCGAAGTTATATACGCCTTGCTTCTTGTACTTATTCTCTAATTCCTCCTTAGTTAAAAGGTATGCCTCATCACTAGATTCTATAGGCCACTTGCCGCCTATAGTTGCTGGGTACTTTCTTAGTTTAAATGTTCCGCTGTCAATAATGGCTTGGGTAGTGTCATTCGCAGCATAAGGGGTTCCGACAGCTCTATAAATACCGCCTCTAGTCCCGATATTATCTGACAACCCCCAAGCCTTGGTTGTTTTTTGTATCATCTCAGGGCTTGTCACCGTGTCTTGAGTCACTATATCATCGTACAATATAGTGTAAAAGTGCTTTCCTGTGGGCTGCGCATCAACCAAACCCCACGCCTCAACGGTTGATTCTTTAGGTGTTGACTGCCTCTTGACCACAATCCCCTCATCTTCTGACCACTTAGGGCTTTGGCTCTTTGGATTAGAATAAAATACATCTGGAAATAGTTGGGTTAGAGGTAGTTTGGGATTTTCAAACGTAACCTTAATTTCACGCAAGAATGACTTTGCAAGAGGTCTTGTTACTGATAAAATACCTATTGTTGTTTCTCTTTCCCACTCTGGCAAAGGATCTTCACCATGACTGCAAATTATATCTTGAATTGACTTGCCATAAGTTATAATAGTTGACTTGAAGTGTTCACGACTCCATAAATCTAAATGACCATTCGGTGATGCTTCAACCTCTTTACACCTCTCGAGTAACCATTGCTTACCAATATAATGCTTACCGCAACCATACCACAACAGAAAGAATAAATCAGTTCTTAATAATAATCTTTTAAACTTTACCTCCTCCATAAATGCAACCTCCCTTTCAACAGGGTCTTTAATTAACTTACTTTCTTCATGTTTATCTTTAAGCCTCTTCAGGAAAGATTGATACTCTTCTACGGTTTTATAGTGAAGCAGGGGGGATTTTGTCATTACTCAAATACTATATTTAGTTACAAAAAAACTATTGACACAATTTATAGTGCTGTTTATAAAAGACAACCACTAGATATAGTTGATTAATTTTCTGCAACACGACATATAGTAATGGACTTAAAAACAATACTCAATTCAAGCAATATAGTTGACAATCTCAATGATGAGCAGAAGTCCTCTATTTCGTCACAGGTAATAGAAAGATACAACAACGACCTTCAAAGCAGAAAGGACAAACAAGATAAATTAGAAGAAATCGTTAAACTCTCTTTATCAATTACAGATGATAAAGCTTTTCCTTGGGCTGGTGCTTCTAATACTATTTACCCTCTTATTTCAACTGCTATCATAGACTTTGGCGCTAAATGCTCTCCTGAGATATTAAGAGATGATTTTATTGTTAAGTCTAAAGTGATTGGTAAAGATGATGGTAAACCCGCTTATAATAGAGCTGGTGAAGTTATGATTGATGAAGAAGCTGGCTTACCAGTTTTGCAAGGCGTGTCCGAGAAGCAGGAAAGAGGTGATAGAGTTGCAACTTATATGAATTATCAGCTTAGTGAAGAATTGGAAGGCTGGCAAGAAGATACAGATAAACTACTTGTTAGCATCGCAGCAACAGGAATGATGTTTAGAAAAACTTATTACACAGATAAAACTCTTGAAAGTGAAATAATATATCCTGATAAATTAATATTACATGATAAAACTACCAAGTTTAACAGCGCTCCTATTACTCATATTATCGAACTCTATGAGAATCAAATCCAAGAGAAGATAAGAAGAGGGGTCTTTATAGACTTTAGTTATAGCGATGAAGGCGAATCAACGGCGCAAGTTACATCTAATGATTTATCTAACGCTCAAGATGAATCAAGCGCTGGTAATATTAATAGTGGGCTACACATCTTTCTTGAACAATGTTGCTGGTTGGATTTAGATGGAGATGATTTTTTAGAGCCTTATGTCGTAACCATTCATAGTTCTAGTAATACAGTCGTACGCATAATGCCGAGATTTAAGGAACAAGATATAGAGCGTAAAGGAAATAAGATTGTATCTATTAAAGCACACAATCCTTACACACCTTATTCTTTCCTTCCTTCTCCTGATGGGTCTTTTTATGGCCTTGGCCTTGGTCACTTATTGTTTAACTTAAATAAGTCAATTAATACATCTATTAATCAATTAACTGATGCTGGAACATTACAAACTACAGGCGGTGGCTTTATAGCTAAGAGTTTAAAAATTAGAGGTGGGGCTTTCAAGATGAAGCCTAATGAATATAAAATGGTTGATTCTTTTGGGTCATCCATAAGGGACAGCATAGTTTCTTTACCTACTCCAGAACCTTCTCAAACACTATTTACATTATTAGGGTTTCTGACGCAGTCAGGAAAGGAACTCGGCTCGTTGCGTGATGTCTTAAACGGCGAAAATGCCGCTAATGTTCAAGCTACAACCATGATGGCTTTAGTTGAGCAGGGCATCACGCAATTCAAATCTATCTATAAAAGAATATACAGAAGTCTTAAATCAGAGTTTAAGTTAATATATTCTATCAACTCCGAACATCTTTCAAAAGAGAAGTATGCGGAAATAATAGATGAGCCTCTGATTAGCGTTAGCGTTAAAAACGACTTCACCAAAAAAGGTTTTGATATTGTGCCAATTGCTGACGTTGCAAGCGTTACAAATACGCAGCGTATGGCTAGGGCTTCATTCTTGATGCAATTTTTGAATGATCCATTTATTGACCAGATGCTTTTGAGACAAAGAATATTAAGTGGATTTAATATAGAGAATTACGAAGAGTTAATAACAGCACCTCCACCAGCTCAACCAGATGCGAATACTATTCTTGCACAGGCTGAGTTAACTAATAAAGAGACCAAACTCAAGGAGATCCAGATAAAAACCGCTGAAACTTTAGGCAAGATGGAAAAAGGTCAATACGAAGTTGAAAAAATTATAGCTGAAATAAAAGAAAAAGAATCACAAGCATTAAAAAATATTTCTGACGCTTTTGCTAAAGAAAGAGAAACTGTTTTAAAAACCGCCGAGTCTATCAATAGAGATATTGAGAGCAGGGCAAATAAGAGGAATGGGAATAATGAAATGGTTCAAGAGACTGAAGAGGTCGAAGAGTAATATATATGATAAAATAGCTGGCGCAGAATTAAACGAGTTTGAATTAAAGCAGTGGCTTTCTAATCAGACTACATTAAAGATGCTAAAAGTTATTAAATTGCACAGAACTATGTTCCTAGAGAGTTTAGTTGGGGATTCTTATAAATCAGAAAGAGACTTAAACTTAGCATTAGGGAGATGTAGAGGTTATGATGATATTGTGGGTTTACTTGAGGAAACGGCATCAAATCAAGAAGATTTGGAAGCTATATTAGAAACCTATATTAACAATAAAAACTTAACATGAGCAATAAATCAGGCATTACACCTTTGGGATTCAAAGTCTTGATTAGAATTCAAGAGATGGAAGAAAAGACTGAAGGTGGTATTATTATACCGGATATAATAAAAGAAAAAGAAGATGCAGCTTCTCAAGTAGCTACTATTGTAGATTATGGAAGTGCAGCCTTTACTATTGGAGTCGGTGACCTTCCTAAAGAATGGGATGTTGTACCTAAAGTTGGTGCTAAAGTTATCCTAAACAGATACGCTGGCATTACTATTGAAGGTAAAGACAAAAAAGAATATAGACTTATCAATGATAAGGAAATTTTAGCAATCTTAAATGAGTAAATAACATGAGTGAAGTAGAAACAGTTGAAGAAATAAAAGCTAACTTAGAAGGAGTAAATCCTGAGCAAAAAGAAAAAGCACCAGAACCTAAAGAAGATGTGAAGATACCTTTTCATCAGAAATTAGACAATGCTTATAAAAAATTAGACGAAGCAGAAAAACAAGCTTGGTCACAGGGTTGGAGGCCAAAGGAATTTTTTGCTGGTAAAAGAAAAGACGGCAGCGAAAGGCCGTTCATTAGCGCAGAAGAGTTTTTGTCTAAAAGCAAAGAAACTTTACCAGTTGCTAATGACAGATTAAAGAAGTTAACTGAAGAGTTAGCAGAAACAAAAAGACTAGCTAAAGAGGCTCAAGAAAGAATCTCTAAAGCTGAAAAGAAGGGTTATGAAAAAGCCTTAGCGGAGATCGAGAGCAAGCAAAGTGAGGCTGTAGAGCTTGGAGACACTGAATCTTTTAAGAAATTAAAAGAGGAGGAAAAAGAATTGATTAATAGCCAATTCACACAAGAGCCTGTAGTTGAGGATGTAGTTGCCCCACAAGAGCAAAAAGACGCACCCCAACAACCACAGCAAAGTCTCTTGACTCCAAAAGAAGAGCAAGCCCTCCAAGAGTGGAGCGCGAGAAATAGCTGGATGAGGACTGATCATAAATTAGCTGGTTATGCTATTGCAGCAGAGAAGCAGTTATTAGAAGAGAAGCCTTATCTATCACTAAATGAACGACTAGAAATAGTTGAACAGGAAGTAAAAGAGGTTTTTCATTCCAAGTTTAACGCCAATCAATCAAATCCAATGTTTGATAGTGGCGCTAACCAAGGATTTGGCTCAACACCAAAGCCTAAAGGATATAATGACTTACCAGCGGAAGCTAAAAAGAATTGCGAATCTCTTGTAAAAATAAGAGGAATTGAGGGAAAGGATGCAATCGAAAGATTTAAGCAGACTTACGCAAAGAATTATCAATATTAATAGAGTAAACAAAATGACTAGAGAAAATATAAAAGAGAAAGCAAAGCAAAATACTAACCTACGAAATGAAAGACCTAACAGGGACTCAGGTTTGGAAGTAGTATTGCCAGATGGTACTAAGTTAATTCGTAAACAAACAGAAGTCTTAGGTAAGAGAGAGGGTAAACTAGCCCTTCCTGAAAAAGAAGGCTTCTCTAGAAGATGGGTTAAGAACGAAACACAAGGCAATTTGCAGCATTATATTGATTTAGGATACGTTCCTGCTACCGATATTAACGGAAGAAAATATGAACCTATAAGAGGTGGATTGAGAAAAAACAACACCGAATATACTTTATATCCGCTAGAAATACCAACTAAGGAACTTGAGAGACTTAAAAGAATAAATGAGGAATTAGATCCAACGGTTAAAGCTCAAAAGAATCAAGAGAAATGGCTTAATGGGCAGCACATCGAAGGTCTTACTTACAATCCTGATGGGAGTAATAAAGTTGTTGAAAGAGACATTAAAAGCCCATCGCAATAATAATTTTAATTTAATTAAAAATGACTAACTCAAATACACCGAAAGGCTTAGTGCCGATCAAAAACAATGGAGGCGAACTAGACGTTAACTTCTATTATATTCCTGCTTCTTATGCTACTGCGTTGTTTATTGGCGATCCAGTAGTTAAAACTGGAACTTCTAATACTGCTAACGTAGTTGCTGGGCAAAGAGAATTTGCAGCAGCTTCTTTACCAGAAATTAACAAAGCTACTGCTGGCGATGATAACCCTATCACAGGTGTTATTGTTGGTTTCCTACCAAACTTTGACAATACATCTAGAAATTACAATCCTGCTTCAACTGAAGCTATTGCGGTTGTAGCTGATAGACCAGATCAAAGATTTGAAATCCAAGAAGAAACTGCTGGAACTGCTCTAGCTGCTACTTCTGTAGGTCTGAACGCAAACGTAGTTTATGCTGAATCTGGGTCTACTACTACTGGTATTTCTGGTGTCGAACTTGATACTTCAACTCCTGCAACAACTGGAACTTTCCAACTTAAAATCTTAAGATTAGTTGATAGAGTTGACAACACAGTTGGTCAACATGCTAAATGGGAAGTTAAAATCAATAGACATTCAGACGCTAACGCAGTGGTTGGACTATAATAAATTAATTAAAAGGAGACAATTATGTCAGTAATGGTAACAGGGAATTTCCCTAAAGGACTTCAGATTGGCGCACAAGCGGTTACTTTCTGGGGTGAATATAATGAAAAAGATACTTATTATAGTAAGATTTTCAAATCAATGAGCACAGATGAAGCTTATATGGAAGACACTTTAGTTTCTGGCTTTGGTATCATGCCAGCTAAGAACGAGTCTAACCCAATTAGCTATGATTCTATGAGTCAAGGTTATACTACTCGCTACACCATACAAACTTATGGTTTAGGCTTTCAAATCTCTTACGAGCAAAGAAAGTTTGGTAAAGCTATGCAAATCATGGAAAAAGGTATGAACCACCTTTCTCGCTCATTAAAAGAAACTAAAGAAATTGTTGCAGCTAATAAGTTCAACAATGGCTTTGATTCTAACTACACCGGTGGTGATGGTAAAGAGCTTCTAGCTACTGACCACTCTACTAGAGCGGGTACTTTCTCTAACGAACTAGCAACTCCTGCTGACTTCTCAGAAGCTGCTTTAGAAGACGTTTTGATTCAAATCTATAATGCAACTAATGACCGCGGTATTAGAATTGGCTTAAAACCTAAATCTCTTCTATTGCCATCTGCATTGAAGTTTGAAGGTCAAAGAGTTGTTTATTCTGACTTACAAAGTGGAAGCGCTAACAACGACCTTAACGCTGTTAAAGAATTGGGTATGTTGCCAGAAGGTATCATCTGCAACCCTTACCTAACTTCTGACACTGCTTGGTTCGTTCTTACTGAT